AAAGTATTAGATAAGTTTTCTGAAGAAAAACTACAACCATTTATTGATTCTAGTTTTGCTAAACTGGCTAAGTATGTTAATGCTTACGATCAGAAAATGATTATGAAACGAGAAGTGATTGCCAACAAAGGTATATGGACTGCAAAGAAAAGATATATTCTAAATGTATTTAATGAAGATGGTATTAATTTAAAAGAACCTAAACTAAAGATTATGGGTATTGAGGCTGTTAAGTCTTCAACTCCTGCACCTTGTCGTGTAAAAATCAAAGAAGCATTAAAAGTGATTATGACAAAAGACGAACCAGCATTGATTGAATTTATAGAAAATTTTAGAACACACTTTAAAAAATTACCACCAGAAGAAATTGCTTATCCTAGAAGTTGTAATAATCTTAAAAAGTATTCTTCATCAAAAGATATATATCAGAAGTCAACACCTATTCATGTGAGAGGTGCTTTGCTTTATAATAATCTATTGAAGAAACATAAACTTGTAAAATATGAAACAATACAAGATGGTGATAAGATTAAATTTATTGCATTGAAAGAACCTAATACATTGAGAGAAAATGTTATATCGTTCTCAACTAAACTACCTAAAGAATTTAAACTACATCAATATATTGACTATGATGAAATGTTTACTAAATCATTCTTAGAACCATTAAGATTTATTGTAAATGCAATAGGATGGAACTTTGAGAAGAAATCAAACCTAGATGAGTTCTTTTAAACCCTTGACAAATAACATAGATTGTGATATACTAGTAATATGATTAAACCTTTTGATGACTATAAACGTAATAATACACTATACAGCCGTCTATTAGACGCCGCTGGGGACGATAAACTACCTATACTAGACAATAAGACATTTGAATCAATGAACGCAGAATACGGCAAGGTAGCAATGAGAAAGAACCTTGCTGACTATATTGCAACTGAACGACCTGTATTTCCACTTATAGATATATCAGAAGATGATATGAGAAATACCTTTGAACGTTTGAGAAAATTTGATACTAATTCTATTTGTATACCAAAAGAACAAGTTGAGAAAGAAGTTTTTGAAAAATATGATGACTATGAATATCCTTATTCACAATATGGACTAGGACTTATAAACGGTGCTAGTAATTTTAACAAAGTATCAAATTATTTTATGCAAGACCTACGATTAGAATGTAGTAGTTATGGACATAGAGCACCTAAAGAAGTATGGGAAAATGGTGACGCATATGCTATATGGAAATGTTTAGGTCCTATATGGCGAGGTATCAATGATGTAAAACTTCTCAAAGTTACTCAAGCAGATGGTACTGTGACAGAAGAATTAAAAGGTGGTTCATTAACTGCTTCTTGTATAGTAGAGGCATTTAGATTAGGTACATATGTTGCAACACAATTTAAACCTGTTGTTGCTAAAGCGATATATCAAATGACTAATGCCAAGACAGTATTAGATACAAGTTGTGGTTGGGGTGATAGACTTGCAGGTTTCTTTGCTAGTGATGCCGAAGAATACTATGGCTGTGATCCTAATCCAAATACATATGCTAGATATACTCAACAGATATCAAAGTATAATAAATTATTATCTAAACCTAAGAAGGTTACAATATGGCGTTGTGGTGCAGAAGATTTACCATATCATAAGTTACCACCAATAGATGTTGCGTTTACTTCTCCACCTTACTTCTCAACAGAAGAATACAATAAGGGTGGTGAGTTTCAAGAGGATCAATCGTGGTCTAAATTTAATGAGTATGAGAAATGGCGTGATGAATTTTATTTACCTGTTGCCGAGAAGTCAATGGCAGTATCAAAGTTTCTATTTGTGAACATTATGGATCCAAAGATCAAAGGTACTAGATATAGATCAAGTGATGAACTAGTAAATAGAATGAAAGACAAGTTTCTAGGTCAGATCGGTATGAGAATTATGCAAAGACCTAAGTCAGATAAACTATTTAAAGACGATAAAGAAAAAGCAGACTTTATGAATAAAATTTTTATAGAGAATGTGTGGTGTTTTGGTGATAAGAATTTTGATTTATTTCAACATTCCAGAAAGGCAAATTTAGATGAATTCTTTGCTTGACAAATCTTATAAATATAGTATAATATATAATGAAACTGTAATGAAACTAAAAGGATAATTAATGAGTGATTTTTTAAAAGATATAATAAAAGAAACTGGTAATGAATATGCCAGTCTAGTATCAGACGGTGCTTCAGGTGATGTTGATTCGTTTATAGATACAGGTTCATATATATTCAATGCCTTATTAGGCGGCTCTATTCATAGAGGACTCCCATCAAATAAGATAACAGCGATTGCAGGTGAAAGTGCTACAGGTAAAACTTTCTTTGTATTAGGTATGTGTAAAAACTTCCTAGATAAGAATCCTGACGGTGGTGTAATATTCTTTGAATCAGAATCAGCGATTACTAAAGAGATTATAGAAGAAAGAGGAATAGACAGTACTAGAATGGTTGTAATGCCAGTAACTACTGTACAAGAATTCAGACATCAATCATTAACTGTATTAGAAAAGTATTCTCAACAAGATAAGAAAGAGAAAAAACCATTACTATTAGTATTAGATAGTTTAGGTATGTTATCTACTACAAAAGAAATTGAAGATACACAAGACGGAAAAGAAACTAAAGATATGACGAGGGCACAAATTGTTAAAGCTGCCTTTAGAGTATTGACTTTAAAATTAGGTAAGGCAAAAGTGCCTTTGATTATTACTAATCATACATATGATGTTATTGGTTCTATGTTCCCACAGAAAGAAATGGGTGGCGGATCAGGATTGAAATATGCAGCGTCATCAATCGTATATCTTTCTAAGAGAAAAGAGAAAGATGGTACTGAGATCATTGGTAATATAATACATTGTAAGAATTATAAATCAAGATTAACTAAAGAAAACAAAGTTGTAGATGTTAGATTAACCTACAGCAAAGGTTTAGATAGATACTACGGTCTACTAGACTTAGCTTTAAAACATAATATATTTAAACAAGTTTCTACTAGGATTGAATTACCAGACGGCACAAAAACATTTGGTAAAACTATTAATAATGACCCTAAAAAATATTTCACTAAAGAGATACTAGAACAATTAGATGGAGTATGTAGCAAAGAGTTTAAATATGGAGATGGAGTTGAAGCAGATACCGAAACCTCACAAGACGACTAACCCTAAACATAGGGAAGACTATGTGTTCGTAGAGAAACCTGGAGAGGACTTTACGGCATTGAAGTTAATTAGTGGTCCATTTTCATCAATAGTTTATAAGTACGGTGCCGTTGGGATCAGACCTGAGTCTGAAAAAAGACCTGATGGTACCTTGCCTATGCAGTTCGATTATGTTATAATAGAGAATAACATTGACGCAGATTGTGATAGTCAAGAATTTATTAACCATGTCGGCGATATACTTGTTGTGTTGCTTGATGAAAAACTAAAAGAAGATAAACTAAATGCCAAGAATTGAACAAACAGCTTTAAGTAATTTAATATACAACGAAGAATACACTAGAAAAGTTTTACCTTTTATCAAAGAAGAATACTTTGCTGATAGACTAGAGGGATTATTATTCTCTGAGATATATCGTTTTGTTGACAAGTATAATAATCTACCAACAAAAGAATCTTTATCTATTGAAATGAACTCTAACAAAAGTGTTAATGAAGATGAATATAAAAAGATAACAGAAATATTATCTACATTTAATAAAGAGCCAGTAAACTTAGAATGGCTATTAGAAACCACAGAAAAGTTTTGTAAAGATCGTGCCATACATAATGCTATATTAGGTGGTATTCAGATACTAGATGGCAAAGATAAAGAACATACGCCAGAGTATCTACCTGAATTGTTATCAGGTGCCTTAGGCGTATCGTTTGACCAGAAAGTTGGGCATGATTATTTACTAGAGTCACAAGAAAGATTTGACTTTTATAGAAAGAAAGAAGAAAGACTTGAACTTGATTTAGATTTCTTCAATAAGATTACAAGAGGTGGTATACCAAGTAAGACTTTAAATATTTGTCTTGCAGGTACCGGCGTAGGTAAGACTATGTTTATGACTCACCTTGCTTCATCTATATTACTACAAGGCAAGAATGTATTGTACATTACTATGGAAATGGCTGAAGAAAGAATCGCTGAGAGAATAGATGCTAATCTATTGAATGTAGGCATGAGTGATCTTGAAGAATTACCATACACAATGTATGAAACAAAGATAAACAAATTACAAAGTAAGACGACAGGTAAGTTAATCATTAAAGAATATCCTACTGCGTCTGCTCATACAGGTCACTTCAAAAATCTATTGAGTGAGTTGTCTATGAAGAAATCATTTAAACCAGATATCATATTCATTGATTATCTAAACATATGTTCTAGTGCTAGATTTAAACCAGGCGCTAACGTGAACAGTTATACTTACATCAAATCAATCGCAGAAGAACTAAGAGGTCTTGCAGTTGAGAATGATGTGCCTATTTTCTCTGCTACACAAACTACAAGAGCTGGTTTTGTAAGTAGTGATGTTGGTTTAGAAGATACATCTGAAAGTTTCGGTCTTCCTGCAACAGCAGACTTTATGTTTGCTTTGATATCAAGTGAAGAACTAGAAGAAAGAAATCAGATAATGGTTAAACAATTAAAGAATAGATATAATGATCCTACGATCAATAGAAAGTTTATTCTTGGTGTTGATAGATCAAAGATGAGATTCTATGATGTAGAACAATCAGCACAATCAGATTTAGTTGAGAGTGGTCAAACACTTGCAACTGATAATAAATTCGGGAAGAAGATAGGTCAATTCTCGGACTTTAAAATTTAAGACCTAACTAAAAAGGAAATAATATGGCTACAGGAAAAGTAAAATGGTTTGACGCAAAAAAAGGATTCGGATTTATAACACCAGATGATGGTGGTAAAGACGCTTTTTTACACGTTTCAGCATTACAAGCTGCCGGTGTTGAATCAGTTAATGATGGACAAGCGGTAACTTACGAACTAACAGAACAGCGTGGTAAAGAAGCTGCTTCTGAAATACAACTAACATAAGGAGAAGACAATGGCAATAACAATAGATGGTAAATCATATGATGAAACTAAACTAGACGAGAAGTGTAAGAACGCTATCGTACAAGTTTCACAAGCACAAAATAAATTAAGACAATTAACTTCTGAGTTTGAAAATGTTAAAGTTTTAATTAAACATCATAGCGAATACTTAACTGCTAATCTACCAACAGATGCTATCGTAGAAGATACACCTGCTGAAGATACTGCTGAAGAACCTAAAGTATAGTATGAAAAAATCGAAAAGCAGCAACAGAACTCGACACTTTCCTGGTGATAAAAAACCAGGTAAGTCTTTATCAAAAGATAAGTTGTCTTATGAAACAAAGTTGAGTAAGTACAAAGGACAAATGCGATGGATGGTTATTGAAAAACCTACTGGCAGTATTCTTTGTGCTTCAACTTTTGAAGATAAGGCACGAGAACTAGCTGCTTTTCAAAACAAACATAAACAATGGGTTCATAGTGCAGGTATAGTTAAGTTCCTCACATTGGGTAAGATATGAGTAATCAGATAAAAGCAAGCACCCATACACTAGGCGAGATAGTTGTTAAGTTTGAAATGCCTAAAAAGTTTATTGATGATATTAATAATGTCTTTGATGAAAAAGAATCAACAACGGTAGATTGGACTACTCAACTTGCAGGTAAAATTAAAAAAGAAAAACTAGTCAATCATTTATTAAGTGATGATATGAAAATTATTTTTCAATCGTGTTTTCAAGAATATATGAGAAAGTGTGGAACAACATTAGTACAAACACATCAACTAGTTTTAGATAACGCTTGGATAAATGATATGTTTGCAGGTGAATATAATCCTTGTCATTTTCATGCAAGTAAAAATAGTTTAGTAGGTCTTTCATCTGTTTTATTTTTAAAAACACCTGATACATATGGTGAAGAAATAATCAATCCTAAAACTCCATCAAATGGACATTTAGAATTTATAGGTGGTGCTCAACATTCGTTATCAATATCACAATTTAGAACAAGTCCTAAAGTAGGCGACTTCTTTGTATTTCCGTACACATTGGTACATGGTGTTTATCCGTTTAGTGGCACAGATCAAGTAAGAAGAACATTATCATACAATTGCGATATACTACCTAAAGTAATGGTAAAAACAAAGTAAAGGAGAAACAAATGACAAAAATAATTGATATGACAAGTGTGGCTGAAGGTGATACATCTTCTTTAGACACATCAGGTATTGCTTCAAGTGAAAAATCATTTGATATTGAATCAATAGGTAATCCAGAAGATCCTAGTAAGTTTGAGATTACAGATACTAAAACTAATAAAGTTTATACAGTAAGTGCTAAAGCTTTAACAGGTGGCGACTATCATCAAGTTATACAAGCGTCTGATAACACAATACCTGAAGAAGATATCAAAAGGTATTATGATACTGCTATGAAAATGGATTGGTTAGGTGAACAAATACATCTAGGTGATGACGTGATTGAGCATGATTGGGTAAAAGAGATTTGGGAACAAGTAAATCCTGGAATAAAATTATTAAAACACTATCTTAATGGTCATCATAAAGGTCAATCAGATGGCATCCATATAGATGGTCGAACTGGCGACCAATATACAGTTATAGTTTATCTTACACCTGACTGGCAACCAGAAGATGGTGGTTCAATTGAGTTCTGGACACCTAATCTAAATGATGAAATGAAAGCAATTGCAATCAATACACCTTATGGTCTCAACGGCAATCCAAATATGAACATTGTTAAATCATATTGGCCAAAAACAGGTCGTGTTGTAGTTTTTGATGCTAGAATACCTCATGTTGCAAGGTCAGTTGAAACAGATAAGTTTAGAGTATCATTAGTATTTAAAGGCTCTAAATAACAAGTAAGGGGTCGTAGCTCAGTTGGTTAGAGTGTCTGCCTGTCACGCAGAATGTCGAGGGTTCGAGTCCCTTCGATCCCGCCAAATATTTGCTTGACTTACTGTTTATAATAGTATATAAATAGTGATATGGCAATATTTCAACCCAAAGATTTAACTAAATCAAAATATATCGTAGCAATCGTAGCTAAAATTAAAAAAGGCACGAAAATTAAAGTAAAAGATGGCAAGTCTTACTTGTTTAAAAAAAATAAAGATATTGATGATTTAGAAAAAGTACAAACAGATTATTCAAAGTATAAAAAAATACTTTATCCTAATGATAAACCCGCTTTTATATTCAATTACGGTAAAAATGCCTACTTTAGATTTACAGATATTGATAAAGCTCCATTCTCAGGTATGGGTGGTCAATCAAGGAATGCTTTAGGTAAAGCACTAGCAGACGCAGGTGAGTTAGCCACCGTAATGTCTTTGCAAAAAGATATTAAAACTGCTAAAGATACCAAACAATCTATATTTGTAAATAATCCAGAAGCTTTTTCTGATTGGTATAACACATTTCAACTCACAAAACCAGCAGTTATAAACATTGTAGGATCTTTAAATAATTTTGATATCATCCACGAC